CCTTGCCATCGGCGACAACGGACGCGCCATCGGCCCCCTGCAGATCCACAAGGCCGTTGTGCTCGATGTGAACCGCTTCACCGGCAGCCACTACCGGCACCAGGACATGACCAACAGGGCGCAGGCCCGGGCTGTCTGCGAGGCCTACCTGAAGCACTACGGCCGCGGCGCCAGCACCGAGCAGCTCGCACGCAGGTGGAATGGGGGCCCGTCTGGCGACAGGAAGCAGGCCACCGAGGCCTACTGGAACAAGGTCCGCAAGCATCTCAAATGAGAACCAAGACACTGAACATCTCCAAGGAGACGCACGAAATGCTCAAGCAACACAGCAAGACCACCGGCCTCAAGCTGCACGCTCTCGTCGAGCTGGCCATCAGGGCCTTCCTGAGAAAGGCAGCCAAGTGAAACGCATCCTTGCCATCGACCCCGGCCTGTCGGGCGGCCTGGCGCACTACGGCCCCAGCGGCGTGACGCTGGACGCAATGCCGGACACCGACGCCGATGTCCGCGACCTGGTGCTCGACAGGCTGGGCGTATCCGACGTGGTGTTCATCGAGAAGGTCGGAGGCTATGTCGGCGGCAAGGGGGCGCCCGGCAGCGCGATGTTCAACTTCGGGCGCAACGTCGGCTTCTTGTTCGGGCTCATTGCCAGCCGGAAGGTCCGCACCATCGAGGTCCGGCCGCAGGACTGGCAGAAGACCATCCAGGCAGGCACCAAGGCCACGCACGGCGACCGCTGGAAGGCGCACCTGAAGCAGATTGCGCAGCAGCGCTACCCGAGCCTGCACATCACGCTGAAGACGGCCGATGCCGTGCTGATCATGGAGCACGGGCTGTATCTGGAGGGAGTGAAATGAGCGATACACCGAGGACGGATGCGTGGAAGCGCGTGAATGATCCTATCGAAGATCTGCACATATTCGCCCGCCAACTCGAACGCGAACTCAACTCGGCCAACGAGCGCATCAAGCGGCTTGAGGAGGCGGGGGATAGAGCGATTGAGAACTCATACTATCCAGACCGTGTTAAGGTGTGGCACAAAGCCAAGGAGGCCAAGCCGTGAGTAGCATTTCACTTTTAGAACAATGCATGTACGGACTTGTAGCCGGTTGTTTTATGGCCTTAGCCATCCTGTGGGGCGATCATCTTGGCAAGAGCAGCATGCGCGAAGAAGCCGTGAGGAAGGGCCACGCTGAATGGGTGGTCGATTGCGCCGGTAAAAATCAATTCAAATGGAAGGAGTGCAAATGAGCGACTACACAATACCAACGTCGAATACGGTGACTACAATCGACCCACAGGCCACAAAGATCCGAGAGCTTCAATCCGATGTCACCCAACTCGAAAACCGTCTCCGCGCTCTGTGGGACAAGCTCGAAGGCGAGCGGAAGCATTACATGGAGCGGATCGTCGAACTAGAGAAGGAGAACGAACGCATCAACAGATTGGAACGTGCTGGCGATATGCTGTGCGCTGCTGCCGCATTCCTAGGCTGGCATGGTGAGATTGAGCAATGGAACAAGGTGAAGGGGCAGAAGCCATGAACGTGCCAATCGACCCTGTAGCATTTGTCTTCAAGCACCGGAAAACCGGCCAGATCGTAGTCGCACCTAGCAAGCGATGGCATGAGTACTACGACAGGCCGTTGTCGCCGATGGAAAAGGAGCAATGGGAGCATACCGCCAGCATAGATGCCTGTCTTGCTATCCAATACATCCTGTCAGTCAAACCGAAGGAGCGGAACAGGTATTTGAGATCACTCACGGAGAAGATGTGACCAAACTTCTCCACGAGATGCCGGTCGATCATCCGATGCGGAACACTGCTCTGATCAACCTAGATGTGCGAATCAGGTGCAGACACACCAAGTCCATGCGCGATCCGAGGACTTGGAAGATCAAGAACGATACTTACAACAGGCTGAACGATAGCTGGCGGAACAACTTCGATTTTATAATCACAACACCATGAGAAACGTCGATCAGATACAGAAACAGGGCACCGGGCCATACGTCATCAAAAAGGGCGAAGTCGGCGAGATCGTCAGGGCCTGCAAGGCCATGAAGCTGCCGGGAGTCTCGCCGTGGAACCGTAGGAAGAAGAAGGCGCCCAGCAAATGAACACCGTGACCGACAGGGACGTGGCCAGGACCATGCAGGAATATGGAGGCTCGTTTGTCCGGGCCCTGGGCACCGCGGCGCTGGCCGCGGATCCGGTCAACCTGAAGAAGATCAGGGACGGGTGGCCCGATTACTGGGCGCAATACCTGCGCATGGCGCAACAGATCTCGGAGGTCGAGAAACAGGCCTCCAAGTAAGCAAACCAACAACAACACCATAACGTAAGACGACATATGATCATCAGTGCATCAGGCGGTAAGAAAGAGTACGCACCGTGCCCGGAGTACACCGGGCGTGCGGTGTGCGTGGATGTGACTCCGCTCCGGGAGTACGAGACGCAGTACGGGGTGAAGCAGAAGTTCAAGTTCGTGTTCGAAATTGACCTTCCGGATGAATCACGGGATCCGGTGCAGCCCTGGGTGGTGATGACGCAGCCGATGGTGCCGAGCCTGCACGAGAAGGCGGCCCTGACCGGGTTCCTGAAGAACTGGTTCGGTCGGAAACTGAGCGACCAGGAGAACAAGAGCTTGGACCTGGAGAGCCTCTTGGGGCGTCCGGCCACGCTGGTCATTGCGCACGAGCAGAGCGCGGACGGCACCAAGACCTACGCCAACATCAAGCTGATCCAGCCGCACAAGAGCGGCGAGCCGTTGAAGTCATCGGGCCTGTGGAAGCGCATCCAGGATCGTCCGGCCAAGGAGGATGGTTCTGGCAACGAGAAGTCCGGCGGTGATAGCACCTACCGCAAGACCACCGGCGGCGGGCAGCCGGCCGACAACGATCCGAGCAAGGTCAAGGTCCACGTCGGCAAGCACAAGGGCATCGAGCTCCGCGAGCTGACCGAGGAAGCCATCAACGGCCTGATCGAGCACTGGCTGCCCGGTGCCAAAGCCAACCCGGCGCCCAAGGCCGACGACAAGCGCCTGATCACTGCGCTGGCGTGGTACAGCGACAAGTTCAAGGCCGCGGAAGTCGAACAAGCCACGAAGGAACAAGATGACCTCCCCTACTAAGGCCAAGCGCATGAAACTCGCCGACATGGTTCCGGGCGTCGTCCTGATGCGTGCAGAAGGCCGGACGCTGCAGCAGATCGCAGACGTGCTGCACGTCACGAGGCAGCGTGTCTCGCAGATTGCGCAGGCAGCCAAGAAGCACGAGGCCATCCAGGCACGCTGGGGCTTCCCGTTCTCGGCACGCACCGACCGCGTGCTTGAGGCCCTGGCCGTCGACTCCAAGGAGAAGGCGCTGGAGCTCTACAACTCCGGGCACCTGTACCCGGGCGCCGTCTGGTCCTTCGGACGCCGAAGCTACCAGGAGATCTGCGAGTGGCTGGGCGTGCCGCCGCTCAAGAAACGGCCCAAGCACCGGCTGAAGTGCCCGCACTGCCAAGGGTTCATCTGATCATCTTCCCCGGGCCTGAGTGGGTCCGGGGGCTCATGGGAACGGCGAGGGGCGCGACTCGCGGAACAACGCGCACCACTTTCTCCATTACATTCCAGTCCAAGTTATGCCAACCAATCCAACCATCATCTTCGACATCGAGACCGGCCCATTACCGCGGACCGAGCTCGTCATCCCGCCTTTCAATCCTGCAGACGTAAAGCTCGGCAACATCAAGAACCCCGACCTGATCGCCGAGCGCATCCAGAAGGCCGAGGAGAATCACGTCACTGACTACATCAAGAACGCCGCCCTCGACGCCGTCAGCGGCCAGGTGCTGTGCATCGCCTACAAGGTGCCCGGCGACAAGGCACGGGTGCTCTGCGCCGATGCCGACGGCGAGAAGGCCATGCTGATCCAATTTTGGGACATCCTGTGCGGCTTCGAACGCCAGCCGCGCCTCGTTGGGTTCAATACCCGCCTGTTCGACCTTCCGTTCCTCTACAAGCGAAGCTGGAAGCACGGCATCACGCCGCCCTACTGGCTCCGGCACGGGCGCTACTGGAACGATCTCATCGTCGACCTGCGCGACCTGTGGCAGCTCGGCGACAGCAGGGCGCACGGCAGCCTGGCCGTCATCTGCCGACACCTCGGTCTCGGCGAGAAGTCAGGCAGCGGCGCCGACTTCGCCGACCTCTGGCTCAAGGATCGGGACGCAGCCATCGCCTACGCCATCCAAGACGTCGAGCTGACCCACAAGGTCCACAACGTCCTCTGCCCCGAGCTCTACTGATATGGAGACAACCACCTGCTCGGCGGAAGCCGACTTCGATCCGACGCCCGAAGACAGATTCATGGTGTGGGCGACCACCGATGCCAACGTGTTTCTGACCGGGCAGTCTGGTACTGGCAAAAGCACGCTGCTCAAGCAGTTCCTCGACTCCGGTGCCACCGGCGTGGCCGTGACGGCCCCGACAGGCATCGCCGCACTGAATGTGGGCGGCACCACCGTGCACCGCTGGTGCGGGATGCAGCTAGGGCCGGCCGATGGCGAGGAGTTTGAGACCTGCGCCGAGAGGCTGGAAGGCCACGGCGCCGTGCACGGTGCGAGGAAGCGCGTCAACGAGACCAAGACGCTCGTCGTCGACGAGATCTCGATGATGGCCGGCAGGCAGTTGGACTTCCTGAACTTCTGGTTGAAGCGCTTGCGCGAATGCAACGAGCCGTTCGGCGGCGTGCAGGTGATCTTCCTCGGCGACTTCATGCAGCTCCCGCCGGTCAGGACAAACGAGGCCAAGCCCTACGACTGGGCCTTCCTGAGCGAGGCATGGCAGGAGGCAGGCTTCAAGACCATCAGGCTGGAGACGGTGCGCAGGCAGAACGACGGGCCGTTCATCGAGATGCTGAGCGGGTTCAGGGTCGGCCGGATGAAGCCGCGAGACAACGACCTGCTGCGAAGCACCTTGAGGATGAACCCGCCGGACCAGATTACACGGCTGATGACGCACAACGTGCAGGTGGACAAGTGGAACAGTTACAGGCTGGAGAGCATCGATGGGCCGATTGCGGTCTTCGACGCCGAGACCAAAGGCGTCGACCAGGCCGTCGAGTTCGCGGTCAAGAACATGAGCACGCCGCGGGTGCTGCAGCTCAAGCCGGGTGCCGCCGTCATGTTCACGGCTAATGATGCCGATCAGGGATTCTACAATGGGCAGATCGGGCGCGTGATTGAGTTCCGAGGAGGCAGCATCGTGGTGGAGAGTCGCGGCCAACGCATGGCGATTGATAGGAGGACGTGGCGCTTCGACCAGTTGGGCGTGAGCGTGCAGCAGTACCCGCTCAGGCTGGCGTATGCCATGACCATCCATCGGGCGCAGGGATTGACCCTCGACGCTGCCAGGATCGATATACGGGCCGCCAGGGAGCCGGGGCAGGCCTATGTGGCCCTGAGCCGCGTGCGGACGCTGGGCGGGATCTACCTCACCGAGTATCCCAAGGGCTGGTTCATCTCCGAGGAAGCACTGCGGTTTGAAAGGAAGGAACAATGACATGGATTCTGCCCAAGCAGTTACACACGTTGGCCTGTGCGCTGGATACGGCGGCATTGAGCTTGGACTCAAACGAGCAGTCCCAGATCTGCGCACAGTCGCTCTTTGTGAGATCGAAGCCTTCGCCATCAGCAATCTGGTTGCGAAAATGGAAGCGGGACTCATGGACCCAGCACCTATCTGGCCGAATCTTAAAACCTTCCCTTGGGCAGCGTTTCGCGACCGAGTGGACATCCTCACTGGGGGATATCCTTGTCCCCCATTTAGCACAGCAGGAAAGCGCAAAGGAAAAGACGATCCCCGCCACCTCTGGCCATGGATTGCAGATGGTATTCGACTTCTCAGACCAAGGGTCTGCTTCTTTGAAAACGTCGAAGGACATATCAGCCTGGGTCTGTCCGACGTCATCGAAGACTTGGCAGGAATGGGTTACAGAACGACGTGGGGCATATTCAGCGCGTCTGAAGTCGGCGCACCGCACCAGCGTAAGCGGGTGTTCATCCTGGCCGTCTCCAGTGGCTTCGGAGGTGCGTCAGGGCTTTCAGGATCGCTCCAGAGGCATGAAGGGGAGTCAGGAGAGCCTGACGACGGTGGTGGTGAAGTCATGGCCAACGCCGGCGGCCAGGGACCACAAGGACACTGGGGAGAACGTGGACATGGAGAAGGTGGCAGCGAAGTCCAAACTTGCGGGAGTAGTTGCAGTGCATGGCCCAGCCGTCCCGGCGAGCAGCAGTACGGATGGGAGCCGCCGAGAGTTGTGGGCGACAACTCGTGCGAACAAGACCGAGGGCTACAGCAGTCCGGAGTTCAGGCCGACGCTGCATCAGCAGGCACAGAACTGGGCGACAACTCGTGCTGGGATGGCGAGGGGAAACAAGTTCACCTACGACAGGGGAAAGGGGAACATCGAGGAGCAAGCGGGAGCGAGTGTGCAGGGCGGCGGCAAACTCAACCCCCGCTGGGTGGAGACCCTGATGGGTCTGCCAGTGGGATGGACTATGCCCAGTTGTGCGTCTCCTGTGACAATAGAACGGATGAGCTGCGCCTCCTCGGAAACGGCGTCGTCCCAGCCACCGCAGAACGGGCCTTCCGAGTCCTGATCCAAGAACTGCTATGATGTCCACCCATGAGATCGAGCAGTGGCTCGGGACGCCGCTGTTCCTCGTGCCGCAGGAACCCGGCACCAAGATCCCGATGGTCAAGTACACGCTGGAGAAGATGGAGACCACCCAGCGCCCGGTGTACCGAGCCATGCTGGAGGCCAGCAATGTGGCCGTCAGGCTGGGCGAGTGGTCGGGCGGCCTGTGCGCCATCGACTTCGACGATGACGAGGCCCTGGAGCAGTTCCTAGCCGTCAATCCGGTGCTGCAGGGCAGCGCCAGGTGGAAGGGAAAGAGAGGTGCGCAGATCGGCGTCAGGATGACCGGGAAATACCCCGGGCCATGCGCCGAGCGCAGCGCCACCGAGTTCATCGAGGTCAACGGCAGGCAGTTGGGCCGGCCGCTGTACGAGTGGAGGAGCACGGGCAACCTCAGCACGGTCAAGGGCGTCCACCCGAGCGGCTGCGAGTACAGCGTGCTGGTCGACAGGCCGCCCGTGGCCATGGACTTCAGCCAGATCCGGTGGCCGGAAGGCTGGCCCGTGCCAGGCAGCAGGGATGCCATGGAGACGCTCCTGCGGCAGCACGGCGTGCCTTGGGCCTTCGGGAGGAGCGGCACAGGCAACCTGCACGCACGCTTCTTCGCCGGCTACATGATGAGCAAGGACCGGTACCTGTGGGATGCGCAGACAGGCACGCACTACTGGTACCAGGCCGATAGGGGAATATGGATCAGCATGACGCCGGAGGAGATGGCCCGGCGTGCGCTGGAGGTCACGAGCAGGGTGCTGCTCGATCAGGTCGCCAGCACCGAGGATCCGCGGCTGCCCAGCCTGCTGCCAAGGATGACCGCGGCCTTCGCCGATCAGGTCGTCGACTTGGTTGGCAAGCTGACGGTCGAAAGACACCCCTTCGGCCGGCCCAACGCCGTGGTGCATACCAGCAACGGCATGGTCGATCTCAGGAGCGTGCCATACGCCGTCCACGGGTTCGGCCCGGAGTGGATGTCGAGGAACCAGACGCCGGTCAGGTATGTGCAGGGCGCCGAGAGCCCGATGCTGCAGGCGTTCCTCGATCACGCGCTACCGGAGAAGGAGGATCAGCTCATGCTGCAGCGCTGGGGCGGCCTGGCGCTGCTGCAACGCAATAGGGCGCAGGTCATCCTGGTGCTGACCGGAACAGGAGGCGGAGGCAAGAGCACCGTGGCGGGGCTGGTGCAGAGGATCGTCGGCGAGGAGAACTGCAGCGAGCTGAGAACGAATCACTTGGGCGGACGGTTCGAAGTAGGCAGCTTCCACGATAGGACGCTGCTGATAGGCAGCGACGTTGCCCCGGACTTCCTGAATTGCGATGGCAGCCAAGTGCTCAAGGCCCTGACGGGCGGCGACAGGCTGAACGCCGAGTTCAAGGGCAGGAACGGCCTCAAGGCCTTGGTCGGTGACTGGAACGTGCTGGTGACGGCCAACAGCAAGCTCAAGGTCAACGTACAGGGCGATTTGGGGGCGTGGTCGAGACGGTTGCTCCTGCTGGACTTCAGCCAGCCCAAGCCGCAGAAGGTCATCAACAACTACCACGACGTGATGATAGATAGGGAGGGCAGTGGTATATTGAACTGGTTTCTCAGAGGCGCGGAGGAACTTGTTACTATAATGAAAGACGGTAAGGCGTTCCCAATTAGTGACAGGCAGAGAGCAATGGTCGACAACCTGTTGAGCGAGAGCGATAGCGTGCGGTATTTCGTCGTTAACTATGTACGGGCAAGCAGCATGACGTCCGACTCAATAACGACTGAAGAACTATACGATGCCTATTTGCAAATGTGTAGTCATAAGGAGTGGAGCCCAGAACCAGAAAAACGCTTCCAGATGAGGGCAGCCGATCTAATGCTGGAAATACACCAGGCAATGCGGAGCAATCACGTCAATAGAAAAAACCGGGAGGAATCTGGGCAACGAGGATTTATGAAGGTCAACTTGGTTTTTGTGGACAATGAAAAGTATGACTAGAAAAACGGAATGTGGTACGGATGTCACAACCTGTTCTCACTCGGTGGAGGATTGGGAGAGGCCTGAACGTGCACCAAAAGGCAAATGGAGTGGAGGAAGGCCGTGACATCTGTACCACATTCCCTGCGGTCAGGCCTCATCGAAAGGCTGCGTCAAGATGGAAAAGGCATGGTCGGGCGTTGCCCGGCCTGCGCAGAAGTGGGTGCTGATAGACACGGTAACCATTTGATCATATGGCCGGATGGCAAATACGGATGCGTATGTCACCCAGGCAGCCAAGGCAGGGTTCACAGAAGACGGATATTTGAGCTAGTAGGGGAGTCTAAACAACAACGGAACAAACATCTACCATCGACACCATTGGATATATCACTGCTATGAGCAAAACACATAACGACAACCTAAGACTGTTAGCCGAGGCACCGCAAATCATATCGCGGGCTGTCAAGGCAGGATTGATATCTTACCCGGCCAAGCAACGCTTCAACGAAGACGGTTCGCCAGATCCGATGCTGCTTGAAGACACCGAATCCAACGTCACAAGGCATACGCCCGAAGCCATGATGCACGCCTACTACCTGCGTAGCCTCGGCCTAGGCCTCGACGCCACCGCCAAGGCCTGCAACGTGCCCCGCGGTTCCATCGTCTACATGATCTCCAAAGGCCACGAACTCACCCTCGCCAAAGAACGCGAGGCAGCCGCCCAGGCAGCGCCAAGGCCGGAGGAGTTGCAATGAGCACCACAACCAGTCAACAATCCCCACAGATGGAAGATCCATTCCTGTACGCGCCCACACCCAAGTCAGTCGTCCAAGAGCAGACCAAGGCAGGCACAAGGCCCTCGATCCACGTCAGCCTGTACGCCTACGGAGGCGTCTCCGCGGCCTGCCTGATGTCTTGGGTCGATCTCACCGCAACCTTCGCCCGTAGCGACCGCCAGACCGATCTACGCACCATCCGCGAGGATGCGCTCATCAGTCGCAGCCGTTGCCGGGCAACCAAGTGGTTCCTCGACTCAGGCAAGGACGTCTGGGTCCAGATCGATCACGACATCGAGTTCGCCGCGGCAGACATCATCCGTATGGCCGAGCTGGCCCATCAGCACCAGGCAACCGTCTGCATCCCCTACCCCTGCCGCACACTGCCGCCCAGGCCGGCCCTCAGACCCAAGGCAGACCACCTGCAGGCCCTGAAGTTCCAGACGGCCAACGCAGAGTCGGCCTCGGAGCTCGTGCCCATTCAGATGTTCGCATCAGGATGCCTCGCAATCCCCCGTAAACGCCTCGTAGAGACGCTGGAGAAGTTGGGGAGCCCCAAGGTAGTGCACCCCTACAGGATCGAGTGGTGCAAGGACGTGCGCGTTGAGGAGTTCCCGACGCTGTGGATGCCGCTGGCCATCGACACCATGCCCGGGCAGCTTGAGTACCTTTCCGAGGACTTCGCCGCGGCCCTCCGCATGACCCTGTGCGACGTGCCGCACTACTCCATGATGCCCAAGAAGCAGCTCAACCACTGGGGAGAGTTCCCCTACAGCTTTGCGCCTTATGCCGGGTAAGAAGACAAGGGCGTCGCTGAATGATGTTGCTGCTAAGGCGGGCACAGACCGTAACCGCGTGACATGGGCACTGCGTGATGATCCCAAGCTGTCTCAAGAGTTTAAAGATAAGGTCAGAAAGGCTGCAGCAGAGGTTGGATACATTAAGCCACCAGAGAACCAGCACCCAAACTCCAAGCTGGATCAGGAGAAGGCTGACGCAATCGTTGAAGGCATACTGCTAAACAAGCCGCTTGCCCAGATATCCAAGGAAACAGGACTGAGCGAGCATACTGCGTTCAAGTACATTCGCGGAGTCAAGGTGCCGTCAGATTATCCTGAGAATGAGGAGGACTGGCGCAAGGATGTTACCGGGTTCATGGAGGTGGCAATTTGGAAGGGAACCAAGCGTTTGGCGGAAGATTCCATGACATTTATCGATGACAGGAGCTTACCCGTAGCAGTAGCTGTGCTAACAGATAAGCTTGCTGTTATAAAAGGCCAGCCTACCAGCATTCACCTCGCCATGACGGCCTCGGTGAACCATCGCGACCTGATGAAGGACTTGAAAGAGCGGGACGTGACCCCCGTGAACGACGAGCAACTGCCCGATGCGGTTTAGGTATCGGCCCCAAATGTCCTACCCCTCCCGCGGTATGCGGGGCAAAACCATCGAAAACAGGCCTGTTTCGACGCAATCGCGCACAATAGCAGTTATATTCACTTGGTCGCCCAAACACGCAGCAAACCCGCATGAACATTGGTCGAAACGCACGTCAGGCACCCTCGGCAAAGCCAATGTCCTACCCCTCCCCCGCCGCCCGGCGCCGCGGCAAGACCAAGGCCGCCCAGGCCCCCGGGGGAGGGGGTCGGCCTTCGGCCGAAACGGCTAAAAGTCGACGGGTTTCTTCGAACGAAAAATATCCAGAAACGCTTGAACTAGACGCCCTGGCCCTCGCTGCCCGGGACGTCCTCGACCTTGCCTACGAAAACTCAATCCTCCGCCGTGAACTCGCCAGCATCCGCCGCCGCCTCCGCACCGCGTTGCATGACCTGCAGCGCACCGCTCGTCATCATCAAGCAGCACAGCGGACCCAAGCAGAAGCGGTTCTGCGACGAGAAGTGCAACATCGCCTGGTGGAACGAGCAGCCGCAACACCCTGTCATCCCCAAGGTCGACGCCTCGCACCCTCGCGCACTTGAGCTGAAGCAGAAGCGCACGCAGCTCGTTCTCCTCGAAAAGGCCGACCCGTACACCTACGGCTACATCCCGGACCACTGGGAGGTGGCCAATGCGGAATATGCAGCCACCCAGGAGCTGCTGATCAGCGGCGGCAACCGTGCCGGCAAGACGCTCTGGGCTGCCCGGCGCGTGGTTCAAACACTCCTTGAGAAGGAGAACGCCAGCGTCCTCTGCTGCCACACCTCGCACGCCACCAGCGTCACCGTGCAGCAGCCCGCCATTTACAACTACCTGCCTGTCGCCCTCCGAGCCACCAAGAAGGGCCGGATCCACTACTTGAACTACAGTCGCAAGAACGGCTTCACCGACGGTTCGTTCATCCTGCCCAACGGTTCGCGCTGCGACTTCCTGAACTACACGCAATCGGAGAACACGATCGAGGGCCGCGAGGCCGACCTGATCTGGTGCGACGAGCTCGTACCGCAATCATGGGTGGAAACGCTGCGCTACCGTCTCATCACGCGCCGCGGCAAGCTCCTGATCACGCAAACCCCACTGGAAGGCGTTGCCTCGGTCTACAAGGAGTTCACTGCAGGCTCGGCAATCACGGCCTTCCACGACGCCGAGCTACTGAAAGGCAAGCAGGGCCTCCCCACTTGGCCCCTAGGCAAGGCTGCCCGCACGATGGTGCAGGCCCAGACCAACCGTCGCACGGTGTTCTTCTTCTCTGAGGACAACCCCTACAACCCGTTCGACGAGATGAAGCTGAAGCTCGTGGCCTCGCCGATGGGGCAGATTCTGACCCGGGCCTACGGCTGGGCCTCGGACAACATCGGCAAGGCTTTCGCCCGGTTCCGCCCTGAGATCCATTGCATCCCTGCCTCCTCCGTACCTCCCGGCGGCACGCTGTACATGGTCTGCGATCCGGCCGGCGCCCGCAACTGGTACGCCCTCTGGCTTCTGGTCTACGAGGACGGCAAGCGCATCGTCGTCCGCGAGTTCCCCGACTTCTCCAACTACGGCGAGTGGGCCTTGCCATCCGAAAAAGCCGACGGCAAGGCCGGCCCGGCCCAGACCCTAGAGGCCGGGCGCTCGATCTCGGAATACCGTCGCCTGTTCCGGCAGATCGAGTCCGACTTGAACTACGGCGAGCCGATCATGCGCCTGATCGACCCCAAGGCAGGCGGTTCTCCCGCCCTCTCGGAGGCCGGCGGCACGACCCTGATCGACCTCCTGGCCGAATCCGACGATCCCACAGACGACGGCATGGCCTTCGTACCTGCCCCGGGCGTGCCTGTCGACCAGCGGACATCCGCGATCAACTCGCAGCTCTCCTACGATGCCACGCAGGAGCTGACCTCGATCAACGAGCCATCGCTGTACATCGTGAACGACTGCACGAACCTGATCTATGCGCTCTCGGAGCATACCGGGCGTGACGGGCAGAAGGGTGCGACCAAGGATCCCATCGATTGCCTGGGTATGTTGTTGGTCTCGGGTCTTGCGTTTGTCGGCCGCGGGGGGTTTGATTCTCGCGGCGGCGGTGGATACTAAAGCAACACGATATGCAAGGCGATTCATACAAGACGGCGACCGACGTGATGGCGCGGGTTGGCGAGGAGCCCAATGTGCCTGCACTGACCGAGGAGTTGCGGCGCAGTGCCACCGACTACGGGGTGTTTTCCCGGGTGGACCGTGTCGAGCAGGTGCGGTACTGCAGGTGGCAAGGCCAGACCGACGACGGGAAGAAGTGGAACGACGCCAACCGGAACAAGCCGGCCTTCCCATGGGACGGCGCCAGCGACACGCGCATTCCGTTGGCCGACGAGGTGATCAACGGCCTCGTGGACCTCTGCTCCACCTCGTTCTGGCGCTCGATGCTGCGTGTCTCGCCGTCGAACGTGTCGCAGTTGGATCAAGCCGTCACCGCGCACAACCTGATGGACTGGGCGACCAACGCGAAGATGTACAACGACCTGACCCGCGAGGTCGAGTTGCTCTCGCAGTACCTGTGGACCTACGGCTGGGCCGGCGTGCACGTCACCTGGCAGCAGGAGTTGGGGCAGAAGGAGCAGTACCTGACGATGGACCAGATCGTCGCCCTAGCCGCCCAGTCACCCGAGGGCTCGGTGCTGGCCGATCTGCCCAACCTCATCGCCAATCCAGAGGCCGACGATCAGTCTGCGGAGCTCCTGCTGGCTGCCTTCCCCAACCTGCGCAAGCGCCGTGCGTTGAAGGCCATCCGCGAGCTGCGCGACGAGGGCGAGTGCGACTTCCCGGTGCCTACGATGGTTACGAACAAGCCGATGATCGCGGCTCTCGCACCATGGGACGAACTGGTGTTCCCGCCCGAGACGACCGATATCCAGAGTGCCCGGGTGATCTTCCGCCGGTTCTACATGACGGAGGCCCAGCTTCTGAACAAGGTCGAGGTGGAGGGCTGGGACAGCGAGTGGGCGCAGGAAGCGATCAACACGATGGGCCGTTTCTCGGACTACTCGGACTTCTCCTACTCTGTCGGCCTTGCCGAGAACAGCATCCTCGACCGCGAGAACCTGATCGAGGTGGTCTACGCCTACCAGAAGGCCATCGATTCCGACGGCATTCCGGGCGTGTTCTACACCGTTTTCAGCCCTCAGGTCGGCAACAAGTGGGGCTACTTCGAAGCTCTGGAATACTCGCACGGTCAGTACCCCTTCGTTGTCTGGCGCTCCGAAGTCGTTCACCGCCAGATCACCGAGAGCCGCGGCGTGCCCGACATCTGCTCGACCTGGCAGCACGAGGTGAAGGCCCAGCGCGACTCGATCTTCGACTACACATCGCTGGCCACCCTTCCTCCCATCGAGGTGCCGAAGACCCGCGGCGGCAACCTCAAGATCGGCCCGGCCGTGCAGGTGCCGGTGCTGCGCCGCGGCGAGATTGGGTTCCTGGCGCCTCCGGCGCGTGAGCCCGGCGTTGCCTTCCACCTGATCGACTCGGTGATGGCGCAGACCGACCGCTACTTCGGGCGCCCGACCGAGAAGGTGCCGCCTGCGGTCAC